ATGATGATCCACCACATGTTAGTTATATCATACAATCTTATGATACTGCATACAGTAAATCTGAAAGAGCTGACTTTTCTGCTATTACTACTTGGGGAATATTTAATCCAGTTGAAGGTGAATCCGAAGCAATCATACTACTTGATGCACAAAGAGGGCGTTGGGATTTCCCAGAATTAAAGGATGTTGCTTATAAATTATATAATGAATACGATCCTGATATGATTCTAATAGAACAAAAGGCTACAGGTACGCCTTTGACACATGAACTGAGAAGAATGGGTATTCCAGTTACGCCTTTTACGCCAAGTAGGGGTGCAGATAAATTTACACGTATGAATTCTTGTGCTCCTGTCTTTGAAAGTGGTATGGTTTGGCGACCTGATACAGGTTTTGCAGACGAGGTTGTAGAGGAATGTGCAGCGTTTCCAAATGGCGAACATGATGATTTAGCAGATAGCATGACACAAGCTATCTTGCGTTTTCGTCAAGGAGGGTTTATCATTACTCCAAGCGACTACGAAGAAGATGAATATTACCGAGAGAAAAGGGAGTATTATTAATGAGCGTTACTGAGTCAGAGAGCACTTTAGAGAGTTTATTTTTAAAATATATATCTCTTGGCTTTTCAGAAAAAGAAGCAGAAAAAAAAGCACGAGAAGAGTTGTCAAGAAAAGGTGATCCTATGGCAAAAGGTGGAGTTGTTAAAAAAAGAGTTAAGTTTGCAAAGCCAAGTAATTTTAAAGGAACTTTTTAAATTATGGGTTTAAATTTTGAAGATATTTTTGATTTATCTAAACAAGATGAAGTTAATCAAAATGTGATTAACATACCTACGCCTGTTGGCGGTGGTGCAGAAACAAATGTTCAAAGCCAACCTTTTTTAACAAAAGACCAAGCAAAAAAATTAGCTGTAGGAGCTTCAGATTTTGGAATAATAATGGCTCCTGGTGGTGCAACATTAGAAGCTGCTGGTCTAGCACCTGATCCTTT